CAGTTCACATCCAAGTTCACCGAATCGCAGAAGTTGGTCCATTGTGAAATCTGATGTGCCAATCAGTTCCGGTGCCTTGGTTCGCAGATACGCTTCATACCTTTCTTCATGATTTCCAAGTTTGAAGTAAAACGGAACACCATCAAATTCCTTTCGGAACACCTTCAGTAGTTGCCTTGTGGCTTCCAATTCTTCACCGAACGACCTTTTTCTTGGATCACTTTCATATCTGCTTAATGCATAGCAATCAATTGTGTCACCATTAAACACAATGGCATTCACATTCTGTTCCTTTCCATACTTAATTGCCTTGGTGATTGCATCAATATTATGATATGGAACATGGATGTCCGACAACAGCAGGATTCTTGTTGCTGCCTTTGGAAGAACAAATGGTTCCCATTCAGATTCATCAGATTCTGGCAATCCAAAAGGATTGGCAACGCCTAATGCCTTCGCCTGTTGTGCTTTCTCGTCTGTCATGTGTTCCTTATTTTTCAATTGTGACCGGCAATAGTCACCTTGCTGCCCTCTATAATATCGGATGACTGTTCTGACATTCTCCACGTCAACAAATGCTGATTTGTTTTGTTTGTATATCAGCTTCGCCAATGATAGTGATGGCAGATGTGGCCAATGCTCCAGGTACTTTTGGACGATTTCGCCCTTGATTCTTGACCTACTCATTGATGCTGCGCCATTATTCGTTCACGATAGAACTTTGGATCGATTTCACGAATTTGCACAGCCAATTCCATCCATTGCCTTTTCGCTTCTGCCCTTTCTTCCTTGGTGCTGTCTGTGCCTAAGTTGGATTGAATCAACGCATTCTGATGCAGAAGTTCATCAATCTGCTTACGGACATCAGCATCCGTGTGATAGTAATAGTTGCTCATCTCTGCCATAGTTTACGGCCAACAGTTACACCAACGTAATGGTCACCATTGAACTTGTAATTTGCCGTAAGATACAACTTTTGAATGTCACCATGCACACCAATGCCAAACAATGGTGTTACATTTTCGCCGAAATCAGTCTGCGCTTCGATGGATGCATGAAGTCCAATGCCATACATTAGTGCCTTCTGCACATTTGATGTGTATGTGAATGCTGCTTTTTCGCTTAGATTCTGGTAATTCTGCCAACTTGCCTTCAGCTTGCCATCGGCCAACGTGATGGTTGTGTCATAACAGTTCACTTCTGTCAGCCATGCTTCAATTATTTGAACTGTGTCAATAACCAGAACTTCACGTTCATGAATAATGGTGTTGGTAATTGTATCTGTGACTGTGATACGCTCCACAAATCTGACTGTGTCGATCTTCCATCGGTCAACGTATTCGGTCCGACAAACAGGCTTTTCAATTTCAATGGTTTCTGTGATGGTTCTGGTGCCTGTTCCACAGCCTTTCCATGCGACAATGACACCCAGAATAAATGTGACTATGTACGGCCACACAGTTCTGAATAAATGGTTCAGTAATTCCCTGTCCATAAATTCACTTCTTCTTCTCGCCTGGCAATTAATCCACGCAGCACCTTGCCGCCACCTTTGGTCCATCTGCGAAATTCAGCAGGAATGTTCTGATCATCCACGCAATGGTTAACCTTTCGCAGCAACGTTGATCTGGTGAAGTTTCCGATGCCCACATTGTAAACAAATGAAATCAACGCAGCCTTCTGGTGTGATTTCAACTTAACTTCCAAGACACCATTCACTTGCTTTTCAACCTTCTTGATATGGTTCAGCAATTCTTCCGTTGCTTTTTCTTCGTCAATTGGTTCATCATCCATTGACACCTTGGTGCCATCTGCATAGATGGTTGTGCCATAGCCGATGGTCGGAAAGTTAGCCGGACACAGATATGGTTCTGGCTCAAATCCTTCGAACTTCTTGATGGTGACTGCTGCCAATTCTGATGCTTTCATCTTCCTTGTCCTTTGTATTTTTTGACTGAACGATGTTTATTTTCGCTTTTTCGATGCCTTCGAAGTTTCTTTTTTGTCTTCGATCTGAATGAATTTACAGCTTCCTTCCGTTTCACAGTCACATTCTCTTGGTGCAATAGCGCACCATTTTACATTTTGCACCTATTTTCTTTTAATTCGCCACGCATCTCAACCAACGCTTTGGTGTTCTCGGATATCACTTCGCTGAACTTCTCAACGTGTTTGTCGTTAGCTACTTGCCATTCCTTGCGCTCTTCTCTGTGTATGTCAGTTAGCTTGTTAAGGTAGTAAACCAAAACCGCAAGGAATATTCCAGCTATTCCGTAACTCGCAAGTGCTTCTAAAATTGCATCCATCACAAAACTAAGTTACCTTCTTCATCAATCTCTGGAACGATGCCCCAAACCAATAGTTCAGCTATCCATTGTTCTTCGTCCGTAAATTCATCAAATATCCAAATCGTTTCAAAAACTTGACTTGGCTCTACCCACCCATAGCTTTTCACTTCTGTTCGTTCGTTATCGAAACAGATGTAATAGGTTTGTACTTCTGGAAATCTTATCTCGTTCATTGTCTTTTTTTTTAAACTGGTCCACCATCTATGATTCCGCCCCATTTACTGATAAGGCTTGTCCTTGCTGCTTCGGCTGCTCCGCCAGCAGTGTATTTGCTACTTCCAAAATTAACTGTTCCACTATAAGACATTGCTCCTTGTGCATCCCACGCTATCAATAAAGCATCGTAGTTAGCTGTGGATAAGCCAGTTGCGTTCTGCATAAATGCTAAAAAACTTGTTACTTGGTTAATATCCCAAGAACTTATATCTTGATCAAATGAATCTGCATCATAGAACATATATTGCATATTTGTAACGCTACTTACATTCCAATTTCCAATGTCTTGATTAAAGGATGTAGCAGAAAAAAACATTCCATTCATAGTTGTAACGCTACTTGTATTCCAAGATCCTATTGGTTGATCAAATGCATATGCACGTTGAAACATCTGCTGCATAACCGTGACTCCGCTTGTGTTCCACGAGCTTATGTCTTGATTAAAAGCGTAGGCTTGATGGAACATCTGCCCCATGTTAGTGGCAGAGTCAGTTATCCAATTTCCAAGAGGCTGATTGAACACATAACAAGAATTGAACATACCTGAACTGCCACCCGAACCTGTGCCACCGAAAGAAGTTACGCTACTTACATCCCAATTTTTAATTCCATCCGAACCGCCATTGTTGAACAACGCACAATTAGAAAACATTCCTCTTACATTCTGAGCAGATGAAAGATTCCAACTACTCAGATCTTGGTCAAATGCATAGCAATTGTAAAACAGACCAGCGAAAACTGTTACATTTGATACATTCCACCCACTTATATCTCTATTGAAAGATGTACACCCTGATAACATTCCGAATGAGTCGAATGATGGAATGCCAAGCGTTAATGCAGATGACATATCCCAATTGTCAATGTTACCATTGAAGTTTGTGCAATTGTAGAAACAGCTCCTGAACTCAGTACAACCTGACACATCCCAACTACTAAAATTAGGTGTTGTTAAACTCGTACAATCTCTGAACAGATTCGATGTTGCATCTGTGGATGAAAGTTTTGGAGCATCAGTAGCAGTTACATCAAGGTTACTGCATCCGTAAAATGCCTGATCTGTTGTAATGTTCAGCGTTCCCCAATTGAAGATGTCAGTGATTTTACGCCTATCGCCTCCATTTGCAAATCTCCAGCCATCAATTTGACCCGATATGGTTATCACCTTAACACCGCCTGAAGCGTATGTGTGTGTTCGGTTGGCATAACTTAAAGCAGATGTAGAACCATCTCCCCAATCGATTGAGCCTGAGTAAGTGCCTCCCGACAATAACGGAAGCACCACCGTGTCAGATGCACTTCCTGCTAAAGTCGTATCCCATGTTGATACGAAGTCAAGATTGGCAGCACCACCGCCAGAAGAAGACGCTTGTCTTCTTGCTATGTTGATTATTCCGTTCATTGTTTGTAAACAATGCAGCTTCCACTTGACATTGTCAACGATGTGATGCTTGACGATTCTGGCACAGTAATGTAGGCACCTGCCTTGCAGGTTGTTCCACTAAGACCATAGTCTGCCAATGCTCCACTTCCATCAACTTCAAATGCTGTGAAGACTGTATCTTCCTGCACTATAACAGCGTAGCCATTCAATGATGAATGTGCTGATGTGCCGGTCAGAACTTTACTTCCTTTGCTCGCGATTGCTTTTTGTTGGTATTGCATGGTTTAATTTTTAGCTTGTTGGTATCTGGCAGCGATCATAAGCAAATGGCTGCGTAATTGACAGCACACATGAATGTCCGCTAACTTTATCTGTGAATCTTTCCGTGAATGGTTCGAACTGAACCGATGTTTGAATGCTCAACTGCTCCGCGTGCAACTGTCTGAAGTATGCCACGAAATCCATCAGAATCAAGATTGTGTCTGACATCACTTCGTGTTCATTCTCTTCACCTGGAAGAACTCGGTCCATGCATATCAATCTGATGTCATAGGTCAATGTCCGTTCAGTAACAGATGCACCTTGTTCAATCGCCCATAGAACAACATAATCCAATTCTTCTGGCTGTAATTCCCACACATCACCTTGGCCGTACTGCTTTATTTGCAGATGGCTGTTGGCCTGTGCTTCGATCATTTCGAATATGTTGTTCAGAGTATACAAACTTCTTCAGTTTTTCTAAGTTCTTATTATTAATTCCTTTCGCCATCAGTAGTCTATGTAACCATCTCTGTATTTGTCCTGCAAACTTCTGACCTTGTACCTGTTGCCCAGGAAGATGCCTGTGCTGTAGACATCCTTCTCTGGAAGAATCACGTCCAAACCAGAATCTGGTGATTGGTATGCCGGATAATCTGATGCGTTTTCGCAGAGAAATCGCACCAATCTTTCCGTGTACCATTCGGCCTTGTCGCGATACTTGCGTGATATAAAATTGATTTCATCCAATGATGACACAGATGCATTTTCGCTACTCTGTTGCATCAATCCCTTGTTCAGAAATTTGTAACTGATGGCAGTTGGTGCCTCAGATTCAATCCAATATCTAAGGCATGGCTGAATGTAGTCATCCAACAAGGTCTGATTTGCAACAGTCAATGTGCTGTTGATGATCTGCGTCTTAATCTCACCATACAATGTACTGCCTAATTTTGGCTGAACATAGATGTCTTGGCACATGATGATAATCGGCCGCAAGTATTTGAAATCAATATTCTCGTGCAGCAATGTGCTGTCCTTCAGATAGCTTTCAGATATGAATAAAACAGGTGTTGCCATCAGTTCGCTTGCTTAGTGATTAGAACTTGCCGCCATTCGTGTCTGCAATGGATTGATTTCCCCCACCATCCACCGCCACGATTCCATACATTTCGTCCTTGCTGCATTCCCAACGCTTGGATTTCTTCCAAGGTCCACACTTTGCCTGTGTAGTTCGGACCAATTTCCTGCACTTCATCTGAACGCCAATCTGATGGCCTGCTTTCACGTAGCAGGTCAATGCAAAAATCACGTGATGTTGGAATGGTCAATGCTTCGCCTTTCTGCTTTAATTCTGGCCGCAGATCATAAACATAACCGATGCCAAATTCTTCTTCAACCGGTTCAATTTCATCAATGATTCGCTTGCCT